GATGTTCTGATTCAGGATCACCCGGAAGATCATGCTGCCAAAGGATTCGAATCTTAGTTTCGTCTAGCTCGCGAACTCTAGATGGAATAATTTGGCACTGATCAAGCAACTCTTTGTCAACACTCGAGTGAAGACGCTCCATCATGAGTTCAGTGCCACCCTTAGCATTCTTAGATAGTTCATTCACTTCCATTATATAATGATCCTTATATTAAGCTTGACGAGTCAGAAAAGAAGGTCTAATTGACTTCGCTTTAAAATACTGTTTAACAAGATCGATGACGATCTGATTGTCGTATGGCTTGCACGAGAAGACATCGAGGTACATAGCATTGCCACCCTCTTGGTCATCAGGAACAAAATGAGCACAGATGTTTGAGGTCTCAATCAACTGTACTAGAGTGTAACCGGCTTTGTTTCCGCTACCGAAGCTAACGATTTGTGGTTCACCATAGGCAACCATATCTATATCATTTACAAGTTGCTTTGTAAATCTGTAAATTGTATCATAATCATTGATAGCGTGTGCATCAAGATCGGCGCAGTCTAATACGAGATGATAGCCCCAATATGCCATGTCATTTGAACTCCTGTTATTAGAAAAAGAAAAGCTCTTCGTTAAGAAGAGCCTATTATTTATTCGTATCCCTCGATGTACTGTGCACTGAGGATACTGTCTAGACGAAACGATCGCCAACCAAGATCGTTGATAGACCAGACGGGAAGAACATCTGGATTTTCCTTACGATGGTTATCAGCTGCTTCTAGATCTTCATTTTTCATCTGCGGAGGCATGCGAGATGGGTTCAATGTTGCGCGTATAGTACGAAGCGAACCATCAACTTTAGTAAAGGTAATATCAACAGCTCCTCGCTTGAGGAGCTTCACCATTTCTTCACGATCAGTAACCATTATTTTCCCTCATTCAAAAGTGTGCGTGTATCCTGCGCTTCTTCTGTCAGAATTTTATTCAATTCGACAAATCCGCCGATGTGAAAACCATCGATAACGACTACAGGAAAAGACCTAGCATTAGGAAACTTTTCAAGCAGTTGTTCTCTGCTATAATCTACACCAAGTTTATGTTCTGTAAACTGTTTATTTCTAGTGGTCAACAGACTCTTAGCTGATACACAGTGAACACAGTTGTCTTTGCTATAAATCTCAATCAAGGTATTCTCTCCAATATTCCAATACGTCAGCCCATATGGTAGGATCATATCCAGCCGCGAGCATATCTTCTTCGACGAGGATTTCCAGTTCGCTCTTCATTATATATCTCCAGAGAAAGAGAGGCTGCTTACGCAGCCTCCGCCATTTCGATAGCAACTTCAAGAGCCTGAGTCTTAAGGTTGCGGTTGGTGCCAAACCAAGAGGAGGCAAGGCGAGTATCCTGATTACGACCCATGACATGGTCAGTCATGAAGGTAACAGTATTGAAAGCCTGCCACCAAGTACCCTGAGCATACTCTGCACCGGGTTGCTGGTCGAGAACCTCAAGAGCGATACCAGCATTCTTGGAAAGCTCTTTCTTGGTGTTCTCAGTAGCACCAGTCACCGGGAAGATACGCTTGAAGTAGTCAACGATCGACTCGTCATTGAACTTCTTGGAGCCAAGGAAGCCGGCCATTTCCTTATACTTGGCCAGCTTATCAGCAGCAATGCCAAGCATCAACTTCACGTTGTCAGGATCGAACTTGGTACGATGCGAGATCTTAGCCATGCGCTCGACGGTGGAGTTAAGCGAGAGGGTCAGAGTGTTGTTGCACACCACACGAATAGGAGTGAAACGAACGTCTGTGGAGAAGCCATACTTATGGAAGTTCGAGAACAAGAGGTAGGACTCAACGACGTCACCCTTGAAGAGCTCAAAAGATTCCTTGACTTTGGCCAAGCCCCACACGATCTGGCCATCACGAAGAGAGCCAGCTGTGTGCATCTCCATGTCACCGGAGAGGACAAAGTCATTGAAGAAGTCAAAAGCTTCTTGGTTCTGGACTTCGTTCCAGTCATCAGAGACCACATCGATAACCGCGTTGTCAATGTTACGGACCAGAGCCGAACGGCCAACAGGAACCTTCTTGCCAGCGATCTCGGCGTATGCCGGAACCTTGGCTACAGTCCAGTCAAGGCCAGCAGCCTCAAGCATCTGAGCCGGTGTCAGATCAGCAGGAACCTTGGTACCAAGGCCATGCCAAGGGGTCTCACCAGCGTAGGCCATCTGAGCCTTACCGTTGAGCATTTCAATCATGTGTGCCATGCTATATACTCCTGTGTGATTGGTTAGTGTCTGTATTCAGCTTACTTTTTGATAATACCAAGTCCTCATCATTTGTAAACAGCCAAAATCACTTTTTTGAAAAAAAATCGGTTTACTTTACCGGTCAGCATGGTAGTATATAGATATGGTCAATGAGGCAGAGAAAAAAGCAGTTGACATTTTTTCCTGCTTTGGTATAATAATCTTATAAGAGGTGATAATCATGGCTAAAGCAGCACGCAGACCTTCTCTCAACACACGTACTAAAGTCAAGAAGCCACGGGTCACACGATCTGAGGCATACTTGGTTAACCTTAAGTATATGGGTGATGAGCCAGATCTTAAGGGTCTTATCACTGATAGCCAGCTTGGCAAAGCCCTTAACTGGTATAATGCCATGACTACTGTCACTGAGTGTAAAGAGTACACGCGTGATTATCTTAAGTCAGTCAAGCGTGATCGCGAAGCAAAGCAAATCATGAAAGTTTCTGACCAGATGTTCCCGTCTACTATCGGGTCTCTGTCTCGTCTCATGTCTCGTGGCTGTACTTTACCGACAAACAGCATGACTTTTTTTGAAGACAAACTCAGAGACTCTCTGTCTCGTGTTGTAGAGATCGAGAAACCTGAGGTTGTTGTTGAGAAGGTTTCTATCCAAGATCGTATGAAAGAACGTGCTAACGATATCATCGGAGATATCGAAGAGCTGATCGATTCTGGTGTCGAGTTCTCTCTTTATGATCATCTCCAGAAAAACCAGATACCAGCTATGTATGCTACCAAGATTATTGACCATTATCGTCCATGGCTCGAGGAACTATGTGAGGCTCATGAGGGTAAGTGCGATCAACTTAAGGAAGCTTACAAGTACCTTACTAAGAAGCAACTCGAAGCTCGTGTTCTCTTCATCAATAAGTTGATCGAAGACGCAGAGCGTTACGGCGATGTTACCAAGAAGTTGCGCGTACCTCGTAAGCCTCGTGCTGTCTCTGCAGAGAAGAAGCTTAAGAACTTTATCTACATGAAAGAAAGCAATGAGTATAAGATTGCTTCTATCTCACCTGATAAAGTTCTTGGCGCTCAGGAACTTTGGACTTTTAATACGAAGTACAAGCTGCTTACAGTGTTTCGTGCTCGCGGGCCTGCAGGTCTTGATGTCAAGCGTACTACGATCATCGGTTATGATGAAGCAACCAGCATGACTAAGCGTTGTGGTCGTAAGCCAGAATACTTCGTTGACAAAGTTCTTAACGGTGGTAAGATCATCCTTAAGAAGATCATGGATGAAGCTAAGGGAGATGCTCCTATGGCAGCTCGTATCAACGAACACACGATCCTACTAAAGGTGGTGTCATGAAGATTATAAATGAATGTAAGATGTTTACTCCTGAACAACTCAAACTTATCGAAGAGAAATACAACGGTAAGTTTGTGTTTGAGAGTTGCCTTAAAAACAAAGATGGCGGCTGGTGTAATTTTCCAGCCGCTATCTTCTATAGTGAAGAAGCACATCCAGAAGGTTCTAACTACTTCGCTATCTGGTACGATGATATCGGACACGTGATGATCTCCAATGGCATCTCTGCAACTGAACCATTCTATGGAATTATTGTCGACGATGTTGCATATTATAGTCGTTATCGTCATGACTATAAAGAGTATAATGGTTTCTTCATCGATGGTGGACGTGACTACTCGCGTTTCGGTGGTTCACGATTCCACGATATTAAAAGTTGCACAATTAAAGTAGAAAAAGACAAATTAGCTGTTTACAATAACTATCAATAATGGTATAAATAATCATGCTGAGGTCGTTGAGGCGTTCAGAATAAACGTTTCGGACGCGGGGGCAGTACCCGCCGCCTCCACCATAAGCATACCATCTCGAAAGAGTGGGAGGTAATAACTCAGCGGAACTCGAGTTACGGTTAAAAACCGCCGCATGGTATGCTTTTGATGGGGGCGAAATAGGATCGACGTGCGTAGTAAAGGTACGAAGAGACCAAAAGCAACGTATAGATGCAAACGATAATGCACCTTTCGCTATGGCAGTAGCTGCCTAAGCATGAGCTCGAGGGGAGCTTGGAAACAGAATCCCCTCACAGTTTTTATTGGTCACTTAGCTCAGCAGGATAGAGCAACAGCCTTCTAAGCTGTGGGTCAATGGTTCGAATCCATTAGTGATCACCATTTTTGAGGAGTCTTATATGTCTAACCGTTATAATCATTGGTTCTGGAATAGTAGATTGGTCGATCATGTCGCCGGTCTTGTCGTAAAGTTAGACTCTTATATATGGCGTAAACAATACAACAATCATTAAAGTTTATGGGGGTGGGTGTTGGTACACGGGAGGGCCTTATAATCCCTTTAGCGCCCGATTAGCGTTCTTGACTCGGTTCGAATCCGGGCACCCCTACCATTCAATAGAAAGCATTTCATGAAAGATCTTATTTTTAATGTGAACTATGTTCAAGAAATAGAAAACTTGGTAAGAGATAAGAACATAGAATATATTGATGCTATAGTGCATTATTGTGAGAAGTCAGGATTAGAGATCGAATTTCTTGCTAGCATTATTAAGAAAGATCCTGTGATGAAATCAAAGCTTCAGTATGAAGCTGAGAACTTAAACTTTATGAAGAAGAGTGCTCGACTTCCAATCTAGGAGTAATCAATGGCTACTGTTACGACCGATGTAGAAATAGATCTAGATAATTTTGATACATGGGAATTACGTGACGAGCTGGAATCTCGTGGATATTATGTATGTGATGATCCAAATGATTACATAGACGATTGTAACGATGAAGATCTAGTTGACGTACTTACTGAACGTGGGTATACAGTCTATGGTAAGAAAGCAGATGTAATCTGGGAAATTTATCAGTCATATCTTCTTGATGATGATAAGAGATTTAGAGCAGCCGTTGCTCAAGTTCTGAGAGAAAATGGATACCGACCATAAGATGTCAGCCTTTGAATGTTACAAAGAGTATGTGGCTTTAAAGAACCACTTTACTCAGAAGAGCTATGACTATGTCAAATACAATGGTAAGACGAGTGTAAGAGCAGACTCTTTTAATTCTCGTAAAGACAAGATTTTCTTTGAGAAACTTGCTAAGCATAAAGATCCAAAAGGTTTCTTGATTGCAAACCTAGTTATTGATGAGAAAGTTTGGATTAAAGATCTAGCATACAACGAAGTAGCTCAGACGAGATATAACGATTGGATCAAGAGAATCGAATCACTCACTTACATGTTTAAGTCTGAGTTATCAAAGCTTAAAGAAAACTTTGATGAGAACTTCTTGGTTGAAGAGTACGATCATCCATACCTTCTAAAACTTTACCTTCAAAAAGAAATTTCAATAGAGACTCTTGTCATACTTGTTGAGGTGACTGGTTGTTTCAAACATTGGAATAAGAAACTTAATGATGATCCTATCTGGGATCAAGTTTCTTTTAAGATCAAGAAATATAGGTCGTTCTTGAACTTTGATATAGCAAAAATAAAATCAGTAATAGTTGACAAATTTAGTTAGTAAGAATATAAATAGATGTGCAGCTGTTGCTGCTACACACTGTTATACAACGCAATACAACGCTTATATGGAGAAATACAATGGTAGACTTTTCACAACTTAAGAAAGCATCTTCGCAGTCACTCGATAAACTTACTGCTGAACTTAACAAGCTTTCAAATCCCCAAGAACAAAAGAAGGGCGACGATCGTTTCTGGCAGCCTGCCGTAGATAAGGCTGGCAACGGTTATGCAGTCATTCGTTTCCTTCCAGCTCCTGCTGGAGAAGATATCCCGTTTGTTCGTCTCTTTGATCATGGCTTCAAGGGACCATCGGGTAAGTGGTACATTGAGAACTCACTTACTTCTATTGGTCAGAAAGATCCTGTCAGTGAGTACAACAGCTATCTGTGGAACCTTTCTAGTGATGACAACTCGCCTTCACGCAAGCAGGCGCGGGCTCAGAAGCGTCGCCTTCATTACATCTCTAACATCTATGTTGTTAAGGATCCTGCTAACCCCGAGAACGAGGGTAAGGTATTCCTGTTCAAGTATGGTAAGAAGATCTTTGATAAGCTCAATGATCTTATGAATCCTCAGTTCCCCGATGAAGCTCCTGTTAATCCGTTTGACTTTTGGCAGGGTGCAAACTTTAACTTGAAGATTCGTAATGTTGAGGGTTATCGCAACTACGATAAGTCTGAATTTAGCAAAGCTTCTGCTTTGTTAGATGATGATGAGGAACTTGAAAAGCTTTGGAAGAAGGAATATCCTCTTCAGGCTTTCCTTGCTCCCGAAAACTTCAAGAGTTATGATGAGTTGAAGACTAAGCTTAATGCTGTCCTCGAAGTTGCTAGTTCAACAGTTAGTAAGGCAGAAGAGGAAGATGTTCCGTGGGCTCGTACCGAGTCTGCACCTCAGTTCAAGACTTCATCTGCTCCTAAGATCGAGGAAGAAGATGAAGAAGACGAGATGGAATTCTTCAAGAAGCTTAAGGCTTAAACTTAAAGGGGGCTTTCGCCCCCTTCTTTTTTATGATACTAAAGAGCCAACTCTCTGTCTTCTATTAACAGATATACTGTTACTACCCAATGCTTCAACTAAAGCACCGGCAACACCAGCACCTAACACTTCAGCGAAACCTCCAACTGGAGATACTGAAGGAATTTCATCAACACCGAATCTTCTTAAACTAGGTGTTGTATGAGCAGGTGGTCCTTGTGGATTAATAACCGAAGATCTTTGTTGTGGTCTAGAACTTGAAGCTGCAGTTTCAGTAGATCTTCTATTTAAATCTGAACCAGTTCGAACTGGTGATTGTACAATAGCCTGTTGGGCTACGTTACCTATAACACTTCCTAAAATACTACCAATAAATCCACCAGCCGGTCCGCCAGCCCTTCCTCCTAACATACCACCAATCATTCCGCCAACACCACCTAAGCCACCGCCGGCCCCACGCATTGATGACATCATACCTGGCATTCCTGTCATACCACCTACACCCATACCACCGTATGCTCCTAAAGGAGAACCTGTTGGAGTAATACCGGCTACTCTGCCTCCAGGCATTGGACTTGATGATTGACCACCGGTGCTAGATCCTGGTCTAGATTCATTTTCTCCTGCTGATGCCATAGTACCACCTCTGGCTTCTGTTCCAGAACCACCCTCGTTGCCACCAGCAGAAAAATGCATTGTATCTTTACTTGATCTCCAGTTTCCACCCCAACCTAGACCAAACCTCGCTGCCAACTCACTGACGTTAGAAGGCATATCAGTTTTTCCATAGTTTTGAGAACCCGGAAACGTATGTGGATTTTGTGACGGATTAATATCTATTGCCATTCCTTTAGAATGCCAACTAAACCCACCACTTGCTGTAGTTCTATTTGCATAACCACCTATAGAATTAATTCTATAACCTGTCGCTTCAAGCGCATCAACAAACCCTTTAAATTTATCTGCGTATTGTGAAGCAACCGTATATGATTTTCCACTTGCAGTTTTTAGTGTAGTCATACCACCTTGTTGCTGCCCGCCTTGACCACCTTGTTGTTGTCTATCTGGTCTTCCTTGCCATGGCTGAACAGTAGCTCTGTCTTGTGAATACATAGCTTGTGTGTCTGCACCACCGCCTCTGGTCTGTGAAGGATACTCAGGAAGTACTCCAGACATTGTTTGCGTCGGTACACCGGCTTCATTTCTTGGTGTTTGTCTCCACCATTGAGCTTCACCGCCACTTGCTCCAGTACTATTTTCTACAGTTGGTGAAGTTGTATTTCCGCTTGCAGACTGTGATGGTGTTGTACCAGATGGTTGAGCAGGTGTTGAAGAAGCATTCTGACCACCAGCTAATGATCTAGCATTAGCTACTCTTTGTGTTCTATGAGCACCGCTAGATCTTTCGTAAAACTTATCTACTGCTTCAGCAGCTTGCGCTGCATCAGTCATAGTTCTTAATATATTTCCAGCTCTTTTTTCTGTATTATTTAATTCCCAGTTAACAAACTCGAGCTGTTCTTTTAGAGATGAACCCTCAACAGGTTTACCCATAACTCTTTGGAAAGTTGCTTGTCTTGGAGGATGCCATTGTGCAATACCAACTGCCTTTCCACCATCACCCTTTCTTCTTCCTGATACAACATCAGGAGCAAAGTTTCCTGATTCAACCTGAAGGTTACCAACTATACCAGCAGCTTGCTCTCTTGTCCAACCCTTAGATTGAAAAAATTGCATAGCTTCTTGTGTTGCAGCATTTCCACTAACCGGTCTAGCATCTTGTTGATATGGTCTTCCGCCATTATTTCCAGAAGTAGAAGCAGAAGTTGGACCAGAATTTGGTGTTACACCTGAAGTTGTTTGTGATTGAGTTGCTGCAGGTCCTTGCGCAGGTCCTGTTCCACCGGAACCTGGTCCTGAACTTCCAGCAGAAGATGCACCAACAGCTGCACCAACAGCAGCTCCGCCGGCTGCCCCTAAGCCTAGAGCTGCTGCAGGATTTAAAGATCTAGGTGTTGCACCTCCACCGGGTGCATTAGGTGTTGCTCCACCTCTTCCACCACCTCTGCCTCTGCCACCTCCACCTATCCCGGGAGTATTATTGTTAGTAATGTTATTAGTAATATTGTTGGTAACATTATTAACTGTCTGATCTATTACTGGTGGCGGTTCTTTTTTATAGAGAAGTCTATTTACAACTATCTCAATTCTTTCTTGAGATAGAAGAATATCTTCTAGCTTAGCATCTACTCTTTTTAAACGATAGTTAACAGATTCTAAGCTCTGACCAATACTACTATTTTGTTGTTTTATCTCATCAATTTCAGAAGATAATCTGTTGCTAGAATTTCTTATTGCGCTAGATGTCAGTGCATCGTTTTTTTTTAAACTTTTAGAATCTCCAGCTATAGCTCTTCCAATTGAACCGAAGTTTTTTGTTGCGCCTGCTTTTATATCTCTCTTCAATATTTCTCTAAAAGATTCAGGCTTTTGATCGTTCAATCTAGAATTAACATATCTTCCAACAGAACCGAATCGTTCTGCAGCAACATCACCAGTTGATTGCTTTATAGCGTCTTTTATTCTTTGTAGTATGCTGTCATCAGCCATTATTTCTAGCCTTTTGATCTTCTTCTAGTTTTTTTAAATAATTATTAAGAAGAACAACATATATATCTCTTTCAAATGGTATGATATTTTCAAGATCTTCTATAGAATATTTATGATGCTGAACCAGACTAAAAATTGTTTGGTAATAATTCTCTAGTGTATTATGGCTCAGCGAAAGGTAAAAAAATCAGTTAAGTTAGATAGAATAATTTGTCTATCATTACCCAAAGAATTTTTATAGTTTATTTCATATTTCATATAAGGTATATTATTAAAGAAATACTTAATTTCATCATATATCTTTATTGGTAAATTATCAATAAATTCTAGTATTTCTTCTTTAGGTAAGTTTTTAAAGTTATCTACTTCTTCACCAAGAAAGATCTTATCTAAACATGATAAGATAAGATACTCTATCATTTCATCATCGTCTTTTTTCAAAAATTGTTTGTCATCATATAATTTTGCCGTAGGATATCTTAGAGAAACAGATACTTCATCATTTATTTTAATATTATTAACAACATTTTCAGGAAATATCACTTCTACCTTATTTAAATCAATAGAAAAATTATAAGTTTTTTCATCTTCATTATCAACATAAGAAACGTTTGTAATATTACCAATAGAAAAACATCTTATCTTAATAAAAAGATATTCTAAATCAAAGATAGTAAAATCATTTATATCAATGTTTGGTGTAATAATACAGTTATTAACTACTTGTTTTAATGCAGCTAAGATATCAGTTTCATCTTTAGTCTCTTTAGCCATTAGAAGAATCTTCTCTTCTCTAACTAGCAAAGGTCTTATTCTTATTTTTTTCTTAGTAGATGGTAAAGTCACATCACTTGTAGGATGAGTTATTTTAGGTAGTGTCATTGTTTACTCCAATTAATAATATATTAAGTCGGCGAACTTCTTCTTCTAACAGATTCTGAGTTAGAAAAATTCGTCATGTTAGGTGTTAAGACACCTGCAGTATAAAAATCATTTCTAGCGTGTTGACCTGCTAACCAGTATTCTAATTCCCAAAATGACATTCTAAGTATGATAGATTCTGGTTCACCATCTTTATGGAAAGCAGGTACACCTGAACCATAATAATTTACACTGCAACTTGTACACACACTAGGTTTAAATCTGTATAAAAATTCTGGATGTGAAAACTCTATATTAAACACCGCTGGAAAAGTGAATAATGCTCCAGCGAGTTCAATGCCAGGAGCCATCCAGTTGTTAACATCGGCCACCATGTTCTTTAAGTTTTTAGATTCCCTAAAGTTTTTAGGTGAAAGTTTCCATGTAAATTCATGTCTTTTATAAGTCGGTCCTCTCAAAAGAAGAACCTGAAAATTATTTACAGAAAGACCAGTTATAGCTGAAGCAGTTGAACTAATATCAGCACCGGTTGCAGCATTGAAACCTGCTCCAGCTGCAGATAACAAACCACCAATAACACCGCCTGCTGCCATGCCAAGAGCAGAAGAGTACGGTTCTTGGCCGCCCATACTTGTATCTCTACCAGTAAGAGCATTAAATGCCGCCGCTCCGGCCCCCACAGCAACAGCTCCTGTAAATCCTAAATCTGTTGGAGTATACTCAACCTGTTGTGTATCACCCAGTTGCATTGGCATTGGCAATATAATCTGCGCTAAACTATTTCCTTTTGCTATTTGCATAGCATTAATTCTAGCATATTTTTGAACGCCTATACACATATAAAACTTAGGATTATCTGATATGAATTGATACTTCTGAAGACCAACCGCATCAACAGCGTTTTGTGCTATAATTTCTTGAGGTGACAATCTTTGTCTATAAGTTAAAGGTGTTGCCAAACCTGTAGGTCTTAATTCTGTTGAATTAGATTGATTAGTCTGTAAATTTGAAGGCATCTTTTTCCCTATAAATATCTTTATGTTACATCAAGGCTACTTCAAACCAAAAAATCCTCAGAAATATAAAGGCGACCCGACTAATATTATTTATAGGTCCGGGTGGGAACTTAAATTCATGCTTTACGTTGATTCTCATCCTGAGATATTGGAGTGGGGAAGCGAAGAGTTTTCTATACCATACCGGTCACCTATAGATGGAAAGATACACCGTTACTATCCCGATTTCTATCTAAAGAAAAAAAGTAAAGATGGAAAATTACAAACACTAGTTGTTGAGATTAAACCTCTAAAACAAACAGTTGAACCACAAAAACAAAGTAAGAAGACAAAGCGTTATATAAACGAAGTCATGACATGGGGAATAAATAGCTCTAAGTGGAAGGCTGCTCAAGATTTTTGTAAAGATCGTAATTGGCAGTTCCTTATCTTAACAGAAAAAGAGTTGAATATAAAATACTAATGGCTTACATTTTTCAGAAGCTTGCACAAAAAGGTTATAAAACAGGACTAGTATCTAACAAAGATATAATAGATGCTAGAGAATGGTTTAGAGACCAAGCACAGAACATAAAAGTTGTTAACCCAGCTAGCATGATGAAGACGGGTATATCCGGATCACCATCTATGGGCAGCATGTTTATGTTTATGTATGACCCAAAACATAAAAACACATTGCCATACTATGATAAATTCCCATTAGTATTTCCTATTAACTTTTATTCTGATGGTTTCTTAGGTATAAACTTACATTATATACCACCAGAAACTAGAGCCGTGCTTATGGATCGTTTGTACAGCACTATAAATAATGATAGTATCGGTGAAAATACAAAAGTACAGTTGAACTATGAGATGTTATCTGGAGCCAGTAGGTTTAAACAATTTAAACCATGTGTAAAAAGATACCTTTATAGTCATGTTGTATCTGGCTTTAAGTATGTTAGTCCTTTAGATTGGGATAAAGCTATTATGTTACCAACAGAAAGATTTGTCAAATCTACTAAAGAAAGAGCATGGTCAGATTCAATGAGTAAACTATAATGCCGGGTTTTAATATAGACGAATTCAACGCTAGAGTATCTGATGCTGGTGGTTTAACCAGAAATAATAAGTTTAGACTTGTTGTATACCCGCCACAGATTATCACCGGAATAGCACCAAGTAATAGATCTGCTGCTGTGCAACAGATGATATCTCATTCTAAATATTTAGAATTTTTTTGTTATTCTACTAGTATTCCTGGTTTAGCTCTACAAACACACCAGTATCAAAGATACACTTATGGACCAGCAGAAAAGCGCCCCGTAAACGTTATGTTTAGAGACATAACGCTAAGCTTATATTTCGACAATCAAAGAAGAAACTATGATTTCTTCAAGTTGTGGATGGAAACTATCTTCACACACGATGCTAGAAATACTATAGATGATTTATTCATAGTAGATTATAAAGAAAACTATGCATCAACTATTGAACTATATGTTTATAATGATGGTGGCGTTTTAATCGGAAAATATGTAATGACAGAAGCTTATCCTATTGCGATAGGTGATATGCCTGTTAACTGGGGTGATACTAATAACTTATTAAAAATACCTGTGACTTTTACATTTTATACGATGTATGATGAATTCCAGTGGCTTGCCAGTGGTCTATATGACACACTAACATTACCAACACAAGAGCAATATATAAATCGTGAAACTGGTTTTGATGGTCTTGATTATGGTATTAGAGGCAATAGTACTGGAACTATTGGCAATGACGGTTCATTTAAATATCAAGATCCTGGTGATGGTAGTAGTAATTTATATGGAAAACTTCCGGGTAAAGATCCAAGATTTATTCCTCGTGGTAAATTCACAGGCACATAGAGAGAATTTTAATGGAAAATTATTTTAACAAGTTTCCAAGTATGATCTACAATGATAAAGAATGTGTAGACATAACTAAAAGAGTTTCTTTTGGTAAAAACCAATTTAGAAAAACAAATATGTTTTACACATATGATATACAAAATAATTTTAGAGCAGATCAAGTAGCAGAATACTACTATAGAGATCCTACGTATGATTGGCTTATTATGTTGCAAAACGGCATAATTGATCCGTATTATGGCTGGCATCTATCAGAACAAGATTTTGATTCATTTATCATAGAAAAATATGGTAGCTACGAAACAAGTATTAAAAAGATTAAGTACTATCAACTAAATTGGGTAGATGGTGATGAAGAAATCACTACTAGTTTCTATGAAAATAATTTACCGTATGAACACAGAAAATATTATGTTCCGGTATATGGAGTAAATACAAAAATTACTTCATATGAAAGAAGAAAAGAAGACTGGATTATTAATACTAATAAAATTATAAAGCTTAATGTAAATAATTATACCAATGGAAATAGTTTTACTGTAGGTGAATTAGTAGATATCAAGAGCAACTTAAATAATCAAACAGCAAATGGTACTGGAGAAGTTTTAGCTTCTAATAGTAGCGCTGTGATTATAAAAAATATTAATGGATATACAACTAATAATTATTATGTTGTTGGAGAAACATCTAATACTTCTGCTATATTTTCATCTGCAAATACTATGATTGAAAACATATCTAATTCAGAATTTATATTCTGGACATCTATAACATGTTTTGAATATGAAAAGCAAAAGAATGAAAGAAATAAATCTATTAGATTAATAGATGCTAACTATTCTCTTCAGTTGGCTGAAGATCTAAGAGTTAAGTTGTTAGAGTAATAATATGTTACCAAATCCAGGAGAAGCAAGACTTAGACAAATTACTATACATGGTAGTGATTTAACACCATATATTAGAGAATTGTCTATAAGTGAAAGCATATTCAAACCATTTAGATCTGCTGAAATTCTTATCATTGATAACAATAATATTGCAAAGCAACTTAAACTTCAGGGCAATGAAGAAATTAGAATTGTGTTTGATGCTGGTTTCGGAAAAGTATATGAAACAAAGATGAGAGTAGTATCTCCAGAGAATGCAAACTATTCTCAAAACATGAGATATCAAGCTTTTAAATTAAATGCTGTAAGTGAAAGCTTTTTTAAAAATAAAACTAATACTGTACAAAAATCTTTTAAGAATATAACTGGTACAGACGCTATTAAAAAAATTCATGATGAATTAAAACTAGGTGGTTCTCTCAACATGTCAGCCAGTAAAGGTTATATAGGAGAAAATGAGCCTTATATCGTATCTAACTTAAATCCTTTTGACGCAATTCATGGTATAAGAACTAGAATAACTTCAGACAAATATAAAACTGGAGCTTATACTTATTTCGAAGATGGTGATGGCAACTTTATATTAAAACCATTAGAAGAATTATTCGATACTCTTCAACCACAGGCTAGATTAACACATAAACCAACCATGGGTGAAAGTTTCAATGACATGCATAGTCAAGGCTACAATATAATTGGTTTTCAAGAAGGAGCTTCATTCAATTCTGGTGGTAGATTTGATATAACTGATGTGTTAAATGCTAGAAAATCTGCTAAAGTAAGTACATTCAATACATTAGAAGCTAAGTATCAAGAAGGTAAGACGAAAGATCCAGAAGAAGCCAAAAAAGCCGGTAATTACTATGTTAGAGATACATACGATAGTCCTAATCCAAGATCAACTACACTGATACCTCACGATAAAAGACTAGAAAAAAATTCTGTACAAGCTGAGAAGAGTGATAAAGAACAGAGATTCATACAAGAAGTTAAGAATGGCCCTTCATGTACTATACAGGTGATGTTAGAATCCGGAATAAATTGTACAGTAGGTAAAGGTGTTAATGCTCAACTAACACAACCAGTAGGTGACATGACGGCTTTTAGTTCTGGCAACCAACTTGGCGGAGATATGTTAGTAGTAAATTTAAAACATAATATAAAATTTACTGAAGATAAACCGAAAGCTACTACTATCATGGAATTAGCTAAGGGTGGATATAATAAAGGAACCGGTTAATGAATTTTTTCTGGGCAGAAATAGTTGATGTAGAAAAAGACGATGAAAAATCCGGAAGAGCTAAGATAAGAATCTTTGAAGATCAAAGTCGTCTTAAAGATAGCGAACTAAGATATGCTAGACCTG